GATACCAATAAGCAGATTCACTATCCAAAGGGCGTGCACGAGGTTCCGCGGCATCTCGCCGATCACTGGTACCTGAAGGCGCACGGCGTCAAGCTTTATGCGAAGCCCGTCTCTGCCGGCGAATATGCCAAGGCAGCCGCCGCAGCGCCTGTCGCCACAGGCCTCGAGTCCCTCAGCCGCGAAGAACTCCTCGTTCTCGCCAAGGGCTATGGTCTGAATCCGCATCCATCGACCGGTGTTCCTAAGCTGATCGAAAAGATCAAGGCTGCTAAGGACTCGGACTCCGGATCGCAAGCGCCGACTAGCGATCAGAGCGGAAGCCCTGACGCACAGTAGCCGTCTTTCGGGGGCGCGCATCGCGGGTCATAGACCATAACCACACGCGCAATTTTGGTGGGCTGATGGACATCTTCAAGTGGTTTCGTCGCCCGCCCCTTTCTCCTGCCCACCTCATAATCCCGCTCGACACTACAAGGCCATTCGGCACATTGGCCGCGCGGGGCAACGTCCACCAGCAACATTCTCCAGGAGGAGATAACCATGTTCAAAAAGATTCTTGCAAAGATCAAGTCCCTGTTTGTTGGCCAGAGCACACCAACTCTTGCCGCTGAGGCGCATTCCGCCGAGTTGGCTCTCAACATCGCCGCACCAGGTGTCATCCTCGTGCTGCAGGAAGCCGGCGTGTCCGAGGGATCCGCTGAAGTGTCCGAGGTCGCAACCGAGGTTGAATCCGATCTGAGCACGGTGTCTACCGCGCTCGCAAGCATTCAGGCTGGGACAAACGTGTCGACCACGGTCGTTAGCGCCTTGACCAGCATCAAGTCGAACATCGGCGCGCTGCTCACTGCCGGTCACATCAAGAACCCGCAAACGGTGCAGACCGTCACCAACGTGACCGATGCATTCATTGCCGAAGTCGAGACGATCATCAGCGAGTTCGACGTCCCCGCAGCTGCCTAAGATGGCAATCACCTTCAGCGGCGTGGATCATTTCTTCGCGGCGGCCCTTCATGACATTGTCACGGGGGGCCGCGCTGTCGCCAGCCATAATGCCGAGATTCAGCAGGATGGTGTCAAGGTCGAAGAGGTGACCGCCGCTGTCGGTGCATTCTATCCGCCCGCGCTTGTCGCGCTCGAGATCGAGCGTGTTTCGATGTTTGCCATCGGCGTCGTGTGTCAACTGATCATGCAGCATGGATCGGCGGCCAAGGCCTCTGCTGCTAATCCTTCCCTTCCCCTGACGCTGTTCACCCAGGCCGAACAGCTACTTGAGCAGAATCCTCAGCTCATACAGCAGGCCGCGGCATTGTTTCAGGCTTAACGGCTTTCGGCGATCGGAGTCCTTATGTCGCCCAACGAAGAGAAAACCCGCTCGGCGGCTCACATGGCCGTGATCGCACTCTGCGCAGTCACGGTCGTCTGCCTGATTGTCTTGACCTTTGTAGCGGTCGATTGCGCTCACGACTTCGAGGCCTCAAGCGCTGCTTTGCCGGATACGCTTAGCGACGTCCGGACCGCTGTTCAGCCGATAGCTCCGCTCCTCGAACAGACCACGGCAACGCTCAAAACGGCTCAGACGACCATCGCCGCTGCGCAGCCAGTGCTCAATAGCGCGGCACAGGGAGCCAATCAAATCAACGCAGCCATGCTGGCCTTCCAGCGGCCCTGTGACGTGCACAACATCGCGCCGAGTCCGTTTCATACCAGCCTCTACAGCGAGGGCTCTGTGATGCCCTGCGGGCCTTTGGCAGATTGGAATCAGGCTCTCGGGACGATGCGCGGAACGTTCGGCGAGTTTGAATCATTCGGGCGGCATTTCAATCAGAACCTCCCCGTCTACGATGCGCAGGAACTTGCTCTTTTCAATGATGTCCACGGATCAGTTACCGATATGCGCGGCTACTTGAAGAGCAAGGCTGTTGCCGACTTCCAGGCGGATATGTTCTCGACGGTACATTCGTTCGCCGGGATTGCGAACGATGGACAGCATATGGTCTCGATTGGCAACCAGGTGGAAACGAAGCTGACCTATTCGTATCTGCACCCCTCAAAGAACCCCTGGGTGCGGACGGGGAACGCGCTCAAGCCCTACGCACCGCTAGCGGTCAAAACGGCTGCATGCTGGGCTGTGCCGGGCAGCTGCTTCTAGGAGATGAATATGCCCAATACCGGAATCACCCCTCTCACTCCTCAGCAGATCGCGCAGCAGGAGCAGGAGGCGGCATCTGAAGGCTTCATTAAGCGCGACCTCGTGGCGATAGATGAGGCAGCCGACACTGTGATCTTCGACGGCCCTCCCGATACAACCATTTCGAGCGAAGCCGCTGTCATGGCGACCGAAGACACGGGATTCAAGAAGGAAGTTGGCGAGCTGGTGTCGAAGGGCCTTGACCTCTTCCAGAAGGATCATGGGGCGAAGGCCGAAGCTGGGGACCTGGAACGCGCCGAGGCCGCCGCGGCGGATATGCAGAAAGCGGAAAGCGCCCAATAGCCATGGAAACCGGATGGCTACTTGACGATGGTCGACTATGTATGGGCGCCACACCATGCGGCTTCAGGATGGTGACCTATACCAGCCCTGATGCGCTTCGCTTCGCTCGCAAAGAGGATGCGGAACGATTCAGAATCGCGATGGTCGGAATCGGAATGCGCAGAGCTGATGCAAACAAGATGAAGCCCATCGATCACCAGTGGGGTTGATGTCGCAGCGCTAGACGCTGACAGCGGGCCGCCTGTCCTGCTCAGACACAGGCAGATTTTAGGAGTCAGCATGTCGGTACCGTTCGGGACAACAACTCCCAATTGGAAACGATCCACAAGCGATGGTTCGGCAGTCTGCTCGAAATGCAAAAAGGTAGTCGCTGCTGGTCAGACGATTGACACGCGCCTTGATGGATATGCGGAAGACCCTACGGTCTTCTGTTCGCCTTGTGTGACTCCGAAACGCTAAACGACTTTCCTCCTCCGGACTTCGGCTCGTCTGAGGTCCGGTCTTTTTACCTGAAAGCAGGTTCCGAATGAGGCTGCAAATCGCCTTGAGGCTATTTCCGTTTCTGCTGCTTGCCATTGCGTTCGGCCACTCGCAATGCCCCAATATCGCGGTACCGGGCGTCGCGGGAACCGAGAAGGTTTGCCATGCAGCCTACGTCTCCCTGTATGACTCCAAGCTCAAGGTTCCGCGCCTGGTGGCATATGAGCTGACTGGGCAGCATACGCTGGGTTGCGTACCCCGTGCATCTGGGTTTCATGCGGAGGGTGACAGTGCGAAGTCATCGGCCTATGACGGTACCGGCTACGACCTTGGCCACATGGATCCGGCCCAGGACAATGCCTGGAACGATGCGGTAAGCAAAGACTCGTTCTCTATGGTTAATGTCTCGCCGCAACTCCCCGGGCTGAATCGTCAGGAGTGGGAGCGGTTGGAAGAGGATGTGCGGTCATGGGCATTGCAGCGCGGCAAGCTGATTGTCTATGTCGGACCTGTAATTGGCGCGAAAGATAAGAAGATCAATGGCGTCGATGTGCCGGTCGCATTCTTCAAGATCGTGGTTGATGAGAAGACGGGCGAAACGCTGGCCTTTGAGATGCCGCAGAAAGCGATCGCAAAGGGCGACGTCGCTCCTTATCTGGTTTCGGTGAGCCAGGTTGCCCATGATGCCGGGTTCAAGTTGCCGGTCAATGCCGGCAAGTCGAAGGTCTGGGATGCCGATCTGGCCGCGTGGCATGCTGCGCATAAGAAGGCTTGCGGTAAGGAATGAGTCTCGGCTCTCTCTAACCGAGTGGTGGAGGCGGCGGGTCTGTACGACCGCCCCCAAAATGTCGGTGCCCGGTTTCTGTCGCTTCTCGGGCTTTGGACCCCGGTGTAGCGGAGCGACTGTCAGCCGGGGTCACGACAGAGTTACGCACGTCGAGTCTTTCGCAGAAAGCTTTTCGGACGTGGGTTCGATTCCCACCGCTTCCACCAATAAAACAAACGGGAGCGTCCAGGTTTCGACGGGATGCAAGAAGCGATTGATGCGTGCCGGATGCTGTGGCCCACGTTACGGGACACGGAAAACCAATCTGCCACTTCTAGTGTCAGTGCGAAGACTGCCAAGGTTCTGGCCTTCCCGGCCCGGCCCGCGGCTCTTCAAATGGCTGCCTAAAAACAGTCCGAGCTCGGGCGCGGCTTGGGAACAGAACGCGCCCAAACATTGAGGGAATCCGATGGTCACTTATATCCAGTTCACGACGGACTTCCCCGAATTCGCCAATGCGCCACAGGGCACATTCAACTTCTATCTGAACTTCGCGTCTCTGATGCTCACCGGCCCATGGGGAGCGCCAGCTCCTGCAGGCCAGCCGAACACGATGTACGACATCGGCACCGAGCTCTTCATTGCGCACAACCTCGCAATCGAAGCGCTGAATGCGAAGGCCGCGGCGGCGGGCGGTGTTCCAGGTCTCAATCGCGGGGTGATCAGCAGCGAAGCCGCGGGCACAGTGAACATCAGCTATGACACGGCGAACGGCCTTGAAACGGATGCCGGCCACTGGAACCTTACGACGTATGGTACCCGCTTCGTTTCGATAGCCAGGTTGCTTGGCGCTGCTCCCTCTCAGATCGGACCGCACGGCAATTGCATCCCCAACAATGGGCCGGCATGGGTCGGTCCTACTCCGTATCCGGGATACTTCAGCTCGTAATGGCGAACGATGTAAACCTCGACTTCAGCGTCACCCACGATGAGATGGGCTCATTCATGAAGGCGCTCGAGGAAATGCAGGCAAAGAGCGTGCTTGCTGGATTCCCTGAAGGCGAGAAGCCTCGAGAAGACGAAGAGGGTAATCCGGACCCGATCACAAACGCAGCTCTTGGCTACATCCACAACACAGGGATGCCAGAGCAGAACATCCCGGCGCGCCCCTTCATGAATGAAGGGATAGAGAACAAGCGGGAAGAGATCACGGACGGCATGGAAGCCGCTGGCATCGCTGCGCTTGATGGGGATATGGATGGTGTAAATAGTGCGCTGAACGCCGTAGGGTTATCGGCGCAGGCTGGGATTCGTACCAAGATCGTCGACGGACCATTTGAGCCGTTGGCAGAGAGCACGCTGAAGGCTCGAGCCAGGCGCGGGCGCAAAGGCGCACAAGAAGAGTTAGACAGGCGCGCGGCCGGCGAGGATCCCGGCGTCGAACTGGCGCGGCCGCTCAATGACACGGCGCAGATGCGGAATGCCGTCAACTACGTTGTGCGCAAGGAATAGCCGATGCCAATGCTCAACCTCAGTTCGGTGCTCACGAGCCCGATGCTGGTGGATACGTTCACGGTCAATCGGCGCACTCAGACGGTGAACAACTTTGGGGTTGCATCAACAACGGTGCAGCCATTCGCAGGCCTTTACGGTGTGGTGTACCCCTCCAACGAAAACGAGTTGAAGCGGCTTCCCGATCTGCAGGTTCAGGAGAAGGCCATCACGGTCATCACGAACTTTGCGCTCCGCGGCGAATCTGAGACGAGCGCGGATCCTGCAGTTTCGTTCCAGCCCGACATTGTTGTATGGGGCGGCGATAACTTCGTCGTTCGCAAGCTCGAGGACTGGAGCCAGTACGGCCCGGGCTTCATCCTCGCAATCTGCACATCGATAGACCTGGTCGACACGCCACCGGCGACGGAGTAGCGATGAAATCCACTCGCTTGTGGTTTCTTATTCGAGCCTTCTTTCACGGTTTCACGCACCCATTTGATACCGAACAAGATCGCGAACTCTACGCATTGAAGTTGATGCGGGAGTGGAAGGCGGCCGACGAGACCCATGCCGAATGACTCTTCCACTGGCGGGTATCTCACACCGTCAAGCGTTGGCGGCGACCTTAACGATCAGGCCCTCGCGCAGTTCCTTCAGCAGATCGTCGTTGGAATTGTCGGGCTCCCGGGGCCAATGGTCAGGCCTCGCTGGCAGGCGGAGCCTCCCAATATCCCGGACTTCGGAACGAACTGGGCAGCGATCGGTCCAAATGAATCGCGCAAGCGGGAGTCTTTCTCCTATCGTCGCAAAGTGAATGCAGAAACGATCATCGTGATTCGTAATCGCACGATCCCGATCCTCTGCTCGTTCTATGGTCCTGCAGCCGAGGCGAACGCCGAATTGTTCGCGATGGGATTCGAGGTTCCGCAGAATCGCGAGACCATGCAACTCGCTGGTTTCAACCTTATCGGCGGCGTTGGAGACGCCGTAATCGCGCCGGCTTATATCAAGAATAGGTGGAATCCAAAGGTTGATATTCCTTTCGTGATCCGCCAGCAGCAGAAGTACACCTACTCGGTTCTCGACCTGGTGGGCGCGCAAGGGACGATGGACCTCCAGCCTCCCGGTCAGACAGTCCTCACCGAAACGATCAACGTGACCTCAGACGAGTAGCGGCGATCCGATCCGCCAATCACAACTCAACAAAACAATTCACGAGGAGACGACCGGATGCAGAACGCATCGCTATCTATTTCTTCGCTCATTTCGGTGACGGCATCGCTCGCCGCCGCCGCTACGCAAGCGCAGAGCACCAAGTCGATGCTGTGCCTTGTCAACGATCCGACCATCGACGTGAATGAGCGAATTCAGAACTTCACTTCGGCGCTCGCCGTCGCGCAGCAGTGCGGAAGCAACTCGGTAGCCGCGGCCATCGCCTCTGTCTGGTTCGACATGGTTCCGCAGCCGCAGTCGCTGAACCTGGGGCGCTGGGCGCAGACCGCATCGAGTGGCCAATTGATCGGTGGACCTCTGACGGCCGCGCAGCAAACGATCGCAACATGGCAGGCGATCACTGATGGCGGGTTCACGATCACCATCGATGCTCTCGCGACCCAGCATCTCACAGGGTTGAATTTCTCGGGCGCGGCCAATATGAACGGCATTGCCGCAGTGATTCAGGCCGTGTTGACCGAAGCGACCATTGTCTGGAATTCGATCAATGGGACCTTTGTCGTGACCTCGAACACAACCGGCGCGACATCGGCTGTCAGCTTTGCCACCGCACCCGCAGGCGGTACTACCGACATCAGCGCAATGCTCGTTCTAACCAACACTGCAGGCAATGGCGCGTATCAGGCGAACGGGATCGCTGCAGAATCCGCACTCACCGCCGTAACTCTCTTCGATACGCAGTTCGGGCAACAGTGGTATGGGCTCGCGATTGCCGGCGCCGCCGACGCGGATCACCAGGCCGTTGGGGCCTTCATTTCATCGTCCACAAACAAGCACTTTTACTGGACACCCACTCAAGAGGGTGGCGTGATCGTCCCGACGAGCACGACCGACATTGCCTATCTATTGAAGGCGGCGAACGTCGGCCAAGTCGCGGTTCAGTACAACGGCACGAGCATCTACTCGGCGATCTCGCTCGCCGCGCTGATGCAGACCGTCGATTACACCGGGTCGAATACTGTCCGCGCGGCGATGTATGGACAGGAACCGGGCATTACTCCCGACGCGTTGAACGCGACGCAACTCGCCGCGCTGATCGCAAAGAACGCCAACGGGTTCGTGCTCTACAACAACGGCAAAGCCATCGTGCAGCCAGGTATCTGTTCGAATGGCAACTGGATCGATACGGTCATCGGCAAGGACGCGCTGACCATTGACATTCAGTCCGACATCTTCAATTTGTTTCTGACGACTCATGTTCCGCAGGACGACTCCGGAAATCACATGATCAAGGTCGTCATCGAAAACCGACTCAAGAAGTACGTCGATAACGGCTACATTGCGCCCGGAGTCTGGAATGGTCCTCTGTTCGGATCGCTTCAGGCCAACGCAGACGGAACCGCGCCGACGCTCTCGACCGGGTACTACGTCTACCAGCCGCCCATCGCATCGCAAGCACCGACGCAGCGTTCGCAGCGCATCTCTGTGCCGTTCCAGATCGCAGTGAACCTCGCAGGCGCGGTGCAGACGGTCAACGTTCTCATCACTCTCGCAAACTAGGAGATCGACTTTGGTCTATTCCTTCGAAGACGTACAGGCGACAATCACTGGGCCGGGTGGAACCATCTCGCTCGGAGCGGGCTCGGGGAATGCGAAAGAAGGCATCTCCGTCGAGTTTATCGATGACAAGGACAACATGCTTATGGGCGCCGATGGGTCGGGCGTTCATTCGCTCCGTGCATCGAACGCGGCGCGCATCCTTGTGC